GAGGGTAAGACGAAGAGTTTGGAGTCTCTCGGAGAGTCTCTCGAAAAAGAATTCCAGAGAGTAAACAAATTGTTACAGGAGATTCGTGCGGCCATCTCAGTCTCCGCCCTGGAGGAGGTTAAGAAGATGCAGCTCGAGGTCGATGAGCAGGAGAGGAAGTCACAGGAAATTTCTAAGAAAATCCTGAAGGACAACCAGCGGATCGGAGCAATCGGCGCTGAGATCTCACGTCTCAAGCAGGACATCGAGAGAATTGAGAAGCTTCAGGCTGACTGGAGAGTTTTTGAGACGATCCTTGCCGCAACGGGTAAGGATGGTATTCCACTTCAGATCATTGCCTCCCAGCTTCCCAGGATCAACAATGAGATCTCAAAGGTTCTAACTGGGGTCGCGAATTTCAACGTTGAGCTGATGGCGAATGAGGAGGATGGCGACCTTGAGATCTTCATCGACTACGGAGATTCAAAGAGGCCAATCGAGCTCTCGTCTGGAATGGAGAAGATGATCTCGTCGCTGGCGATTAGAACCGCGTTGATCGAGGTTTCTGCGATACCCAAGCCTGATCTTTTTATCATCGATGAGGGGTTTGGAGCGTTGGATGACACCAACCTTGAGGCCTGCGCTCGACTTCTAACCTCACTGAAGCGTAACTTCAGGAATATGCTTGTGATCTCCCACGTCGACAGCATCAAGGACATAGTCGATAACGTTATAGAGATTTCACATGACGGGATCGACGCTAGCGTGAGGTATTGATGTCCAAACACGTGATAGAGAGGAGTGGGTACAGGGTAGTGAGGCGTGGCAGCGTCACGAGAAGTCCGTCTCCCATCGACTGCCCTCTATGTGAATGTGTGATGATCGACGGGATAGATGCTATCTCGATGCAACGGACTGGATGCTGCTACGATTGTGAAGTTGAGGTTGCGGATCGTAATCGCGAGATGTGGTTAGCTGGATGGCGACCTGCAGGTAAACAGCTCGATGAAATTAGATCGAGAAGACTTTCGTCGCCTCACAAGAGATAGCATATTTAGAACGGGAGAGATATCGGACATGCACTTGTCAACCAAAGAATTAAACGCGCTGGGGCAGATTGCGATGAAGGGCTGGGGCGTTTCATCCATGCCAAATTCGATCAACTGCTCGCTAGCTGGGGACACCGTCACACTCAAGTACATGACTGTTGTGCATTTCGCTGCCGAGCAGGCGTTAAGAGCGCAGGTCGATCGGGTCAATCATGAATCCATAGACGTGCTAACGAAGTGCGTGGCTGATTTGAAAGCCCAGTTCAAGGACATGACGGGAAAGTCGATCAAGCTCAAGGAGGTTTCCAATAAGGATTCTCTCGAGGTGATCGCAGCAACCAACCTATCCCCTCGTCGTGTTGCCTATTACAGGAGACAGGTCGTACTCCAGGTGGTGTGAGGTGGCTGTCCTTTCCAAGGATAAACAGGTCGCGGAGATCATATCATGCGGCAAGAATTCGTCACACTTCATAAACAAGTACGTTAAGATACAACACCCGACTCGTGGTCTGGTTAGCTTCGACACCTACAAGTTTCAGGATGATTGTCTAGATCAGTTCGAGCAGCATCGATTCAACGTCATCCTAAAATCACGTCAGCTCGGCATCTCGACCCTGGCCGCTGCGTATGCTCTCTGGTTGGCTCTGTTCTACAAGGATAAAGCAATTCTGATCATCGCCACGAAGCTTGCGGTCGCTCAGAACTTCATCAAGAAAGTGAAGGTGATGCTGCAGAACCTTCCCACGTGGCTTGTCATGCCGACCATTCGGTCAGACACGAAGCAGGTGATAGAATTCAGTAACGGATCCTCCATCAAGGCGATTCCAACGTCAGAGGACGCGGGTCGATCGGAAGCTCTAACTCTTCTGATCGTTGACGAGGCAGCATTCATCGGAAACTTTGATGAGCTTTGGACCGGCCTGTACCCTACGCTGTCAACGGGTGGTCGGGCGATCGTGCTCTCGACACCGAACGGTGTTGGCGGGCAATACCACAAGCTCTACGTTGAGGGTGAGTCTGGGTTGAACGAATTCAATGCGATCAAGCTTCCATGGGACGTTCATCCAGAACGTGATCAAGCTTGGTTCGACAACGAATCAAAGAATATGACGCGTAAGCAGGTCGCGCAGGAACTTCTATGCGACTTTGCAGCATCAGGTGACACGTTCCTGAATGCCAATGACCTTGAATACATCATGTCAAACACCCAGACGCCGATCGAGAGATGGGGCCCTGAGATGGGTGTCTGGGTCTGGAGATACTACCTTCCTGATCACAAGTACATCATCGCTGCTGACGTTGCCCGGGGGGACGGGGCTGACTACTCTAGCTTTCACGTGATAGACACAACTGCTGGAGAGCAGGTCTGTGAATTCAAGGGTAAGGTTCCACCGGATCAATTCGCTGTCCTTCTAAACGAGGTCGGCTTACGTTACGGTAAAGCGCTAGTATGTCCTGAGAACAACAGCTATGGTTACGCCGTGTGCATGAAGTTGAAGGAGCTCGGATATCCGAACTTGTACTACAAGGACAAGAAGTACATGTACCTTGGCGCCAGCGCTGGATCCGAGGACGTGGCAAACATTGGATTCACGACTGGTCCTTCCAACAGAACAAAGATTCTGACAAAGCTCGAGGAAGTTATCAGGAACAAGCAGATCAGGATCAGGTCGACCCGTATGTCCGAGGAACTAAAGACATTCACCTGGATCGGTCAGACCGCAAAGGCGATGAAAGGCTATAATGATGATCTCGTGATGGCTTTAGCTATCGGAATATGGCTCTACGACACGAACGTCGATTACTCCAAGCATAGCCAGGAGTTGTCTAAAGCGATGCTGTCAGCATTTTCGGTAAACAAGCGGGATCATGATGATCAACCGTTCGTTCCACATGCTAAGAACCCAATGTCTCCGATCATGATGGACGCAGCACCAACCAAAGCTGTTCACGGTATGAACCCATACGCACATTTTGGTTGGTTGGTTAGGGGATAATTTAAGTAACCCAAGATTCGTTTAGAATTGAGAGCAAGATGGCAGAAAAAAGCAACAGAAATCTATTTCAGAGACTGACCCAACTGTTCAGATCCGGTCCGGTTATTCGCCGGAAGGTGAAGAACTACTCGGAGCCGACAGCTTCATCAGCCTATGAGATGTTCCGAAAGAATCAGTCCGACATCTACTCCAGCACCGTATCAGCATACGGCGCATTCGATCGTATGTCGAGATACTCAGACTTCTCAGAGATGGAAGCGACACCTGAGATCGCTTCTGCCCTCGACATCTACGCTGAGGAGACGGTGGCACAGGACGAGAGAGGGCAGGTTCTTCATATTCACTCTGAGAATAGAAGGATTAAGGAGCTTCTTGAGACTCTCTTCACGGATACTCTCAACATTGAATTTAATCTTCCGATGTGGACCAGGAATCTCTGCAAGTACGGCGACTTTTTCCTGTTCAACGATGTTCATCCAAATTATGGGATTATAAACGCTTATCCGATTCCTATCTCTGAGATGGAGCGTGAGGAGGGCTACGATCCCAAGGACCCGATGGCAGTTCGCTTCCGTTGGATCACCCGTGGCAATCAGGTCCTGGAAAACTGGCAGATCTCCCACTTTCGACTGCTCGGTAACGATGCGTTCCTTCCATACGGATCGTCGGTTCTCGAATCAGCACGTCGAATCTGGCGCCAGCTGATCCTGATGGAGGACGCGATGCTGGTGTATCGAATCGTTCGTGCGCCCGAGCGTCGTGTCTTCTACATCGACGTTGGTAACATACCGCCTGAAGAGATCGCAAATTACATGGAGCAGGCTCAGACGAGCCTGAAGCGTAACAAGGTCGTTGATAAGGCGAATGGCAAAATGGACCTTCGATACAATCCGCTGGCGGTGGACGAGGACTACTTCATTCCAGTTCGTGGTGGCGAGACAGGCACGAAGATAGACTCGCTCGCCGGCGGCTCCAACGCCGCTGCGATCGAGGATGTCCAGTACATTCAGAAGAAGCTCTTCGCAGCTCTCAAGATTCCGAAAGCTTACCTCGGGTACGATGAGGAGATTGGTGCAAAGGCAACACTTGCGCAGGAGGACATCCGGTTCTCCAGAACGATCGCAAGAATACAGAAGGTCATAATCTCAGAGCTCAACAAGATGGCGATGATCCACCTGTACTCGCATGGGTATGAGGGTGAGGATCTCCTCGATTTCACGCTGAAGCTCTCCAACCCCTCGACCATCGCCCAGCAGCAGAAGCTCGAGCTTATCTCCTCGAGGTTCGACATTGCTGGTAAGGCACCCGAAGGTATCGTGGATCGTCGGTGGGTACGTAAGAACATCATGGGTCTATCCGACGAGGACATCGAGAGCGTCAAGAGCGGCCGAATGGCTGATAAGAAAGAAGACGCTGAGCTCGAAGCGACGCCAGGACCTGAGGGTGCAGGCGGGCTCGGCGGCGGCGCCGGGGCTGAGGCTGGCGCCGCTCTCACAGCGGGATATGAGAGAGCTGGTGAGATCGTCTCCGCGGGCGTTGAGAAGGCTGCCGCTCCGCCAATTCTCGAGATCGAGAATGAGGATCTCCCACTTCGGGCGGAAAAGACAATCAGGAACGTGTTCGGTAAGGACGTGGAAACGGAACGTGACAGGTCAACCGCCGCCTCGATCGAGATGCCTGACATGTTTAAGATGGCAGGCGTCGGTTCCTGGGCCAGGGATCAGGACACTTCCAACAGAGTCTTCGATGAAGATGAGCTGTACTCGATGGCCACTGAATCAAAGAGCAAACTAAGTTTGGTCGGAGAGCTATACGGTGATCCGCCGTTTCCGAAGCCAAAGATGACGCCCCAGATAGGTTCAGCTCTCAAAGACATGCGGAGCAAGATAGGTAAAGGAAACGGCAACATCATCACCGAGGATTTGTCGAATTTCAACACGTCAGGAAGCACAGATGAGTAACCAGCACAACAAGAAAAGGAACGTAGGAATAATCTACGAACAGCTGCTTCGTCGAGCATCGGCTGCGTTGATCGATAATGACTCTGAGACAGCATCAAAATGCGTGACGATAATAAAGAAGCATTATCGTCCGGGCACAGAGATCTTCAAAGAGTTCAGATTGTTTCAGGCTCTGATAAACACCACGGTGAGCTCAGAAACTCTAGGGCTACGTCTGATACAGGAAGCTCGTCGTGGAGTTCATATATTCTCCCCACGTCAGCTTGAGGTTGAAAAATCATCGTTGATTCGAGATATCAACAAGGTGATAGACGATCCGGAGTTCTTCAACCAGCCGATCAAGGAATACAAGCTCTACGCCACGGTTCAAACTTTGATGAACGATTGGAGGAGGGAGGATGAATCCGATCTCACGAGAGTCGTTAACTACGAGCAGAAGCTCCTCGAGTGGATGAAGGGTGAGAAGCATGAGCGTCAGACGCTTGACCAGCTCACGACAGGTGATGTGAACTCCCTCACTGTCAAGCTGATGAACGAGAAGTTTGAGAAGAAGTGGGGCGACAAGCTCAATGAATCACAACGCGCTTTGCTTCGTGATTACATTCACGGGAAAGTTGACGAGAGAATGCTGGAGAGCATAAAGAATAGAGCGATTCGTGGCCTGAGCAGGTTACAGGAATCGACTAACAGTCAGGTCCTTCTTGAGAAATTGAGCGATGTGCGTGGCGCGGTTGAGTCCGCAAATACTCGATCCCTCGACGACGATGGGATAGTAAGGTTTATGCAAATCACGCAGCTATATCAGGAGCTTG